GCATGACGGAGGCGGAAGACATTTAGACCGTCTCCTGTTGCTGGGCATAGCCATGCTGCACATGCAGCTGCACCCGATGCGCCGGCCAGCCCTCAATGTTCGGACCGATCACGGTCCCGGCGGGGCACCACCGGCGCTGCGCATTGAGCCGATCGACCAGCAAGACGACGACACCCGCTGGCCTCTCGACCGGAGGAGCGACCGCTGCCGCCTCGACCAGACCAGCCACCGGCCGACCAGAGTCCCCAACTGCCTCGTGTTTTTGCTTCTTCGCCATCAGCCCACCCCTCATACTCACGGCCTCACTCGATGGCCGGACGCCGATACAGGCGTCCGGCTTGCACTCACACGATCACTGCTTAGCTAAGCGTGGCCCGCATGGCGTGCTGCCACATGCCGTAGCCGACATTCCGAATCACTTTCACCCCATAGAGGTGCTCATTCTCCTTGAACTCGTGCTCCGACCCTTCGGCGATCGCGCTGATCGAGACGCCCTCTTCGGTTTGATGGATGAACGGCTTGGTCCGTCCGTCGGTCCGGAACACGCAGAACTTATCGGTGCCCGTGAGCCGCGGATTCGCGGCGACACTCAGAGCGACGCCCATCTTGAGTAGGGGATTGTCCCGGCTGCCCGATCCGGTAGTGAGGATGTTGGCGCTGACGGCCGTCTGGGCCGCGCCCCACATATTCACCGGGGTCATCACGAGGAACTGGCGGGCCAGTTCGTTGATCGGCTCGCCCTGGTCGTCCTTCAGGCTGTAGAAATGCTGAATGACGGCCATGATGGCGTTCGCCATTTCGTCGGGTGTCGGGGCCGTGGCGCTGCCGACGTTGAGCACGGCATAGTCGCCGGCCGCCAGGTCATTCTTCTGGGTCCCGCTGTCGCCCTCGGCATGATCGGTATCGAAGAAGAACTGCCCGTCGTAGGCGAGGCCGTTCGTGGCCGCGCCGCCGTTATTGATCAGCGTGGAGAGCAAGGCGGCCGGATGGGCCGCCACCCGATCGGCCAGCTCTCTGATGCGCAGCATCACTTGCGCGGTCTTGTCGCGACGGATCTCATCGACCAACACCTTCAGCGTCGCCTCAAAGGTCTTGTTGGTGATGGTCAGGCCGTTCTCGCGCAATCCCTTGGCGAGACGTCCCCCGACCCACTCACGGACGGACGGCGACTGCCCCAGCCATTTATACGTTTCGCTTTCCTGATCGGAACTGAACTCCATGACCACGCCAGGGGTCCAGCTTTGACCGACCGACTGCTCGAGGGTTTCGTAGAAGGTGCCGATGATCGACCGGCTCCCTAATCCTGATGCGCCCATAATTGCGTCCTCCTTCTTCGTTCAAATCGTCACGATGCCCGGTCTCACGGCGCTGGATTACGCCCAGATCCCACGCATCTCGGTGACCATGTAGCCGTCGGCATCGCCCGCGATCAGCGTAATAAAGTCCCCGCGCTGCTGCGTGGCCTTCGTCAAGGTCAAATTCGTGTTATCCACACCCGCCACATCCGGCGCGAGAATCATGTCGGTGGCGCCAGGATCCAGCACGACCGCCGTGCTGCCGAAAGCGCCGACCGCCAGGATCGTGATGCCGCTCAACCCGTCGGCGATGGCCGGCAGCGTGAGCGCATCGGCATCCCCGGCTTCCGTCACGCAGAACAGCTTCCCGCAATCCTGCGCATCGAAGGTCTTGATGCCCGTGAGGGTCTCCCGCACGGTCTTGTGTCCCCAGGGATCACGGTAACTCAGGGCATCGATGTCAACGATGACGATCCCCGCCGACACAAACCGCTGCACGAAGCCGACGAACACGCCACCCGCCGGATTGAACACGAAGGTATCGTCGTCCGTGGCATAGACCGGCTGCCCCAGATCGGTGATGACCGCGCCGGAGACCGCGAGCTGCACCTTGCCGGACTGCAACACCTTCACCAGCTTGGCCGCGGCGGCCCCAGTGGCGTTATCGCACCGGGACATTGCGAACCCGGAGAACCGATCGCCCGCCACCAGCGGCCGCGCATGCCCGGAGGCTGGGACCACGCCGACGGCGGCCCCTTCATAGATGATGTCCGAGGCAATGACGGGAATATCGTTCTGATTGCCCAATTGCACCGCCCGAGGTGCGTCTGCTGCCAATGTCGCCATGATGTCGTCCTCCCTCGTGATCCGTGTGTCGTGTCAACCCTAGTCCGCTCGCCGGACCGGCGTTATTTCTTCAGAATCTTGACTTGGCCGGCAGCCTCCGCCTTCGCGAACGCCACATAGGCCCCCAGGCCCGCAAATTCCTCGCGCACCCCGTTGACATTGGTCTCCCACTCGGCCTTGCACCGGTCTTCTAGTGGCAATTTCGAGAGGTCCACTTTCGCTGTCTCGGCAGCCTGGTCATTGCCACCGCCGGCGCTGGCAGGCGCGGCCTCCGTGAGCTGCATGAGCTTGCGGGTCTTGAAGGCCGTCTCGGCATCGGCGGCGCTAGTCCCCAGCTCGACGAGCCCGTCGCGCACCTTCGCCTCGCTGACCGGCGGCTGCTCGCCCCAGACCGCGGCGAAGGCCTTATGGATCGCCGAGACGCGAGCACGTTCGGCGGCAACCCCCTCAGCTTTGCCGTCAGCCTTCGCTGACTCAAGCTGCTCTTTTGTGATGACCTGACTGTTCTCCATGACCGTGTCCTCCTTCGTGATGGCTAGTACAGCCGAAAGCTGAGGCAGCAAGTCATGCTGGGCCCAGCGGTTGAGAAATGCGGTGAGCTTCGAGGCGAGCGACGGCGCCGCGGAGAATAATCCGCCCGGATTCGCCGCGGGTTCATCCACCACGTCTGACGCAAGTAACGCCTGCACACGAGCCAATGCTGGCAGCGGCTTGCCCTGCTCATCGGTAGCGCGTGTCCCATCCTCGTTCAAGACGAATTCGGATTTCCCCTCAAAGACGATCGACGCGCCAAAGGCCTGCGGATCGCGCTCGGCCAGGCCCAACACATAGTGATAGAGATCCCCCTGCGGGGCTTCTTTCGCCGACGCGCTCAAGTAGAGATCCCCGAGCACCCGATCCCCGGCGCGGCGGAAGTTTTTGGTACGCCCGAGAAAGGTTCCCATCGAGGTGTTACTGGCGCTCGGATGATCAAACCGTGACTTAATGCCGAGCTTCGCCTGATTGCCGAGCTCGACCACTTGGTTCAACGTCGTGTCATCGATCGACATGTCGTGGCCCAAGGCCGAACCCTTTGTAAGCACGGCATAACCGGCGATGATGCCGCTTTCGCGGTCTACCGACGGCTTTCCCTCTTTCAGCTCGATCCCCCTACAGACGTCTGCACGAAACCAGCGGCCGTCGCCCGCCAGACCGAGATCGAGTGCCTGATCGATCACACTCACCACATCGTTCATGAGCGCACCCCCGCATAGGCTTCGTCGGATTTTGGTGAGGTAGGCGCAGACGGCTCCTCCGGATCGGTCTCCGGCTTTGCCGGACGGCCAGGCCCCGACGGAGTCGGCACTGGCTCGGACAACCCCAGCGCGTTGCGCCGGTCCTGCTCCCGCTTCTGTTGCGTCAGCACGTCTTCCCAGTCCCGGCCCTGTGCCCCACATTCGTCGGCCAAGGTCGAGAGCCGCGCCTCGATCGCCAGCTTCGAGGATTCCACTTCCTTGACGGGATCCACCCAGCCCCAGCCGGGCGCGATCCAACTGACCCGCATCCAGTCTTCCCGTTGCTCGCCGAACAGATCGACCGCCGGCAGATCCTCGCGCAACCACGCCTCTTCCAGCACCCACTCCCAACAGGGCTGACAGAGCCGACTCGCCAGCCAGGTTTGATCGGCCCGGAACACCCGGCGAGCCTCTAAAAGGGCCGCCCGGACGGTGCTGTAATTCGTGCGGGAGAAATCTTTCAGAACCAATTCCAGCGGGAGCCCAAGCGAGGCCCCGATACTGCGCAGCACCGCCAGCACAAAGGGCTCAAACGTGCCGCTGGGCCGCTTGGGATCGCCAAAATTGACCGATTCCCCGGTGCCGAGGTACTGCACCATCCCCGGCTCCAGGCTTTCGATCCGGTTGCCGCTCGTGTCAGTCGCAGTCCCTTCAAAGGCCGCATTGGGGTCACTCTTAGTCACGAAGGCGACGAAGCAGGCCGCCACGCGGGCCGCCACGATCTCGGCTTCCATGAAATCGCCCAGATCCTTGAACGCAGAGAGCACCGGCGCAAAAAACGGCTCGCCCCGGGTCTGCCCCGGGCGCTTCACCGCATAGAGATGCAGCACGTTCTTCCGACCGGCCTTATTCACCGCCGGATACCGTACCCAGTCGTTCCGATCGCCTCGCCCGGCTTGCCCCAGGATCACGTCACCCGGATGACGCTTGCGAATGTGGTAGGCGATCGGCTCGCCACGAGCGCCTAATTCAATGCCGTCGCGGATATTCGGATTCGACGCCATGCCGATGGGCGTGCTGACGCGATCTGCTTCGATGACTTCAAGCGCGAGCGAATACCGACGCCCCGGTTCGTCCCGGATCATCAACGGCAACACAAACACTTCGCCGTTCTCCAGAATCTGCCGCTTCACCAACGCCTGGATCTCGTAGAAGTCCATGCGGTTCTGGCTGTCAGCCGTGGGACACCACCGGCGCCAGGCCCGTTCCGCCAGACGCGAAAAGGTCTCCACCTCAGCAGACTGGATGGCGAGCGCGTCGGCATCAGGACGGCTTTGTGGCCGGATCCCGGTGCCGACGACATTCGCGACCACGGTGCCGGTGATGGCGCTGGCATGCGCATCGTTGCGATTCAGATCCCGGGAGCGTTGTCGTAACGTGGGGAGATCCCCAAGGAGATCGGCGTCGGCGGAGCCGTTAAGGGCTTTCCAATCGCCCCGCAGGCGATTCTTTTTCGCGCCGCGATAGGAACTGAGCATCTTCGTGGCCGCGCGGGCCTTGAGGCGGTTGAGGGCCCAGCCAGGCGACACAATACTGAGGGCCGCGTCAAAATAGGCCCCGGCCTTTTCCATGCGTGTGAGGGCGACCCGTGGGACCTCGCGCATCACGACGGGCGCCCTCCGAATGAGACATAACTGCGGAGCGGCCCGCTCGAGCCACTGGACGCTTGCCGGGCGACGAGATTCTTTTCGACGGTTTGCAGAAAGTTCAGATCGACTTCCTGCTCCCGGCCGTTGATCGACCAGCGCGTGACGCCGCCGTTCAGGATGGCGTTGTTGATCGCCGTCCGGACGTTGGTGAGCATCTCTGCGACTGTCGGTTCCGCCATCGTTCCCCTTC